GTCGGTATCGTTGTCAAGAACACTGGAATGGATAGTGTTCCTGTCGCTTGGTGGCTGGTTCAATGGTCCGATGGTAAATCCGAGATCATTAGTGATCGAAACTTAATGGTGATCAATGCAAGTAGGTGATCTGGTAAAGTGGACTAATGAATTTAATCCAGACTATTATGGAGGCAATGCAGATGGCATTATCACAAAAGTCACCAATTATGACGATGGCACTGTTGTGGTTGATGTCATGGTGAGAGGTGTTGTGCTTCGTTGGAACAGTAAAAGCTGCGAGGTAGTTAGTGAAAGTCGGTGATCTGGTGGTGTCTGCGCGCGGCCTTTGGCATATGCCGAGACTGGTAGTATCGACCCATGAAACGGCTAAGGCGCTAATTGGTGTACTCTGGCCTAACGGTCAGGTGAGATATGTACACTACAAACATTTAGAGGTAAAATCATGTCGAGAATCATAAAAAATATACTTATAGTTATTGGTATTATATGTATATGGGAAAATAGAGAAAGTATAGTACCAGTGTGTATCACTGTTAAAGACACTGTGTTAGGAGCATTTTAATGTTATGGGTGGTGGTAGTGCGCTAAACTTTGTTACGCATATTATTTTATGCATGTGTTAGTATATGTTTTGTTTCTGTCGTTCACATGCGGTGGGCCTTAGTATACACATGCAGAACGAATCGTCAACATATTTTTGATGTCAAGTCAATAATTGTCCGGCATTGCGGCCGCATGCGCGCGCCGTCTGTCACATGTGATACATTTATTTGTGACACATGTATACAAGTGTATACAATATGTGACAGCATTGCGGGGGGGGTGCGTTAAACTATTCGTAGCATAAAATACATTAATGATCGATAGCATGCGGCGCGACGTACGTTAAACATTCGTATATCTGTAACATTAATGTGTTACAAATGCGACAGGCGCAATTGTGTGTATACATTTGGATGTTACAGATGTTTCAGCGAGATACATAAAATAAAATACTTAATGATTACAGGCACTTAGTTAACGTTTGCCTTATAGGGAGAGGAATAATATGCGACAGTCACGGAGAAAATGGCCGAGAGTAAAGAAAATAATACATGAAACATATGATGTATCAGCAAACACCGCTTGTAACCTTGCTTATTGGGGGGTGTGTCTATCTATGTTATATATATGTATGTTACACTATACTGTTAGAGGATACCCCGATAGTGTTGACAAATAATTAACATTCACATGTGGTTTGTTGACATTCTTTTGACATTCACTGCGCTGTCACATTTAATACACAATATATGCGACACGAAAACCCAGTTTGAAAGCACCATACCCCCCCTCCCCCCTACCCGGAATATATGTCCTTGTAACCTGTGTTACCATGCGGTCGGGTATAGGTCGTTCTCTCGATCGCTGCTAAATTTCTGAGATTTTCGTTCCTAAAAATTATCCCTGAAATAAATGTGAGATTACCGCCGCACTATTTATTGTATGAGCGAGAGAATAGTAATACCACCAGTTGCCGTGTACTTGTGTCCGTTGTGTGGATCGAGGATCCGTTGGAGTTGCACGCAGGCGACCGGTATCGCTAGTTGCTCTAACGGACCTATGGTAACCAGAGTGTTCGAACCCGGAGACTCGCTAAACATTAAGATATGCATGTGGGAAGGCCGCGTTGAGCGAAGGCCCGACGGGAAAGTAGAAATATACTATTGAGCAATTGTGGCATGCTATTGAGCAATTGTGGCATTGCTTCATATATATTGTATGGGCAGCAGTAAAACGCAAGACACGCGTGTTTTGGTACGTGCGTTTGAGGTAGGTGACTTAGTAACACTGTCACCAGACTTTAGGTATAGCCTAACAATGTCCACAGTCGACTTTGGCAAGTATATTGGCATAATCGTGGAGGCGTACGTTAACCGCGAATACATGGTAGTTTGGACGAATCACCCTTTAAGTGCATTTACCCGGGGCATGTTTAATGGGGACCACCTAATTAAAGTGGAGAACGTGGATGTTTCTCTAATGCGTGGATAAGGGGGCGTCGTATTATATGTCACATACTGTGTATGGTTTAACCCACTATGATGTGGGTGATCTGGTATATTATAGAACTGGCCATTTGGATCTGATCGTGACGAATCGGCGGATGGGTGTCATCAAGGAAGTTTTCACGGGGCAACACTTTCCCAGGTATGTAGTTTTTTGGTTTAACGATAATATTTTCTCAGAACACCTTGCAAATAATTTAGATTTGGTGTATAATAGAAAAGTCGACTAATTACATTATGCTTCTTAACAAAACCACAATTGCCGCCATACTTAATGAAACCCTGTCCTCTGAGGACAAGTCTGATATTAAGAAAATGATCGGCACCGAACTTGATAAAAGAATCAAGACTGACTTGCGCAAAATCTTAGAAGATGAGCTTGCAAAAGCGCTTAAGTCTAAGGACATTAAGGCTGATATCGGGGAAGTTGCTAAAAAGGTTATAAAGAAGTTATATAAAGATTTGTCATACCACCATCCGTATATTATCGATAGAATCAAGGTTTGATGTTTTTTAAAAAACCACCATTTACTGATGCCGTCATTGGCTCTTGGGTCAAAGACAGTTATCGCAAAGATCGTTCTTTGGGCTTTGTACTGACGATCGATGAGCAGACCAATATGATGTATGTTAAATATCCTAAAATCGGCAAAAACCACTGGGTTGTGTGGTCGAACGGTGGTCACTACAAAGTTGTAAATTCATAAAAGGCATTGGGTACAACATCAACTATTTATTGCTATTAAAACGAGGTTCTGTGATGATAAAGTATTATTTTGTGTTGGCGGTGATAGCCGGCAGCGCTGCTGTTTACGGTGTGGCCAATGATGTGGGGGCTAATGCGGCTGCCGCTGGTTCTCTAACTGTTGACAACACTGCGGTTGGTACCGACACTGACACGGAAAAATTTACCGAAGAAATTTCGCGCGAACAGGTATACCGGGCGCCATCCCAAACACACACACCACCTGATGCTGACCCGGCGGCCGCTGAGTCGACTGCCCGGGCGATTCCGACCATAATTCTTCCAAATAATGTATGCATAATAAACACTGATATTTCTCCCGATCGTACAATAGAAGAACATATTATTGCCTGTATCCGTGCACAAAGAATACGACAGTCACTGACTCAATAGCATGTGCCTATATAGTATGTGGACATTATACTTCAAGTGGGCGATATATTACTTGATCGAGTTACCGGCGAAATTGGGCTTTTAACTCGTAGATGGCTTATTTTACCTGAACAGAGTGAGCCTCTCCCTAACGAGTACGATTTGGTTAACTTGTGGGCATGGGACATATATTGGACCGGAGGAGGTGACAAAGACAATAAAAGGTGTATTCCTTATACTGAGGGTGGCCTTTATAATATGATCCGAGCTGGCACTTTTGAACTATTAAAAAGAGTTGATAAATGAGCCATGGAATACTTGCAAGAATTGATGGATCATGTTATAATAAAAGTAGGTGACTTGATAGTTGATGAAGAAACCGGTCTCGTTGGAGTGATGGTGCGTCGAGAACGTCGCATTGACATGTTTATGGATGATATATATTTTTGGCACGTCAAATGGATCAAAAACAAAAACAAAACCGGCCCAACACCGGATGACATAAATATGTTAAGTCACGTAGAAGAAGAGGGCCTTAAGCTTTCCATCGCAGTAGGAACCCTTACAATCTATTCACCAGAAGAGGATAAACATGAATTTTAATTGGAATGTATACAAAATTTTTAAAAACGGAAATCGAGCTAAGGCACCGATACAATCGTTTTATTTTGAAGGAGAAAAACATGATGCTATAGCACACTTTAAATCTATTAACGAAACAAAGTCGGATTATCTTGTGCTCAATGCTGACGAAAGCCAAACACGCGTTAAAGAAGATACAGTTGAGAAAAAATTTACAACGGAAAAAAATCGAGTTTTGGCAAAGTTTTTACGAAGAAAGAAAATCGGTATTGAGGGTAGAAGGTGTGTTGGAGGCCTCATATATTGTAAACAATCTGGCTGGAAGTGGCAATGGGCGGCACTTGAGGCCGCCACAAGCAACTATGTTGCAGGCTTATCTGATCCTTTTGACAGCTATGAGGCGGCCCAAGCTTGGATGAAAGAACAAATTAATGTCAGTACATGAGATTCACTGGACTATAAAGAGAGGGGATCTCGTCAAAATAAAATATCATCGTTTTTGGGATGGGGGTACAGCAGAGGAAATACTGTATGGTGTTGTCGTGGGACACCCTACTGATAACCAGATCTTGATGTTTCCAGAAGTCGACGTTTATGTATTTAAAACAAAGAAAATAGAATCCTTTGGGGCTGGCTCAATAGAAATTGTATCAAATAGCTAATATCAGCCCTATATAATTTGAGGGATTATTTTGAATGATGTTATAACCAACATATGTAAAATAGCAATATTTTTAAATGTCATTCTTTTTGGTATAGGCGTTGGCTACAGAGATACATACCTGTCGTCGTTGTCAATCATAAATATTACCTTGTTAAGTACAAGATTTTTATTTATTAAAGGAGAACAGGAATGAAAAAGATACTATTATGTGCTCTTGCACTATTATTTGCTGGTCCGGCAGGAGCGATCGAGCCGGATACGATTACTGCCACTGAGACTGAGACAGCCGGTGTCAACGCCACTACACAAATCAGTAATTCACTTAGTTCAAATGAGAGAAGAGTCCGAAATGCCTCTGTTAGAGTTGTAACGCACCAAGGTCATGGAACGGGAAGCTTAATTAAATATCGAGGACTACATCTTGTATTAACAGCACACCATGTTGCGGATGGAGCAATTGGCCAAGCTTATTTATTATCTACAGAGACCGAACAGGAATGGGGAGTATTAGTTTACAAGGACCCCTTAAACGACATGTCGTTGTTATATGTTCCAACTCATTTCAAATATGCCGAACCTATGAGGTGGAGACCGAGACCGGCGTTGGTCGATGTTGGCCAAAGTATAACATATTCTGGATATCCATCATGGCACAGTCTTATGAGTTTTAGAGGACATGTCGCAGGGTTTGAAACTCATCCCGAGGCTGGCCGGCAAATAATTTTGCACACATATGGGTGGTTTGGTTGTAGTGGTTCAGTGATATATGATCCTGATGGGAGGATTATTGGGGTTTTATGGGCTGTGGATGTAGAAGGCCGGCCGACTTTACAAGTGCAAGAAAACATTATATGGGTTTCTCCGATTCAAAATCTAAATATAGACCTAGCTTTAGCTGCTCTATGTAACAGTTTGCCGGATAACCCAAGAGCATGTAGATGAATCGTAAGTGGATCACTTTTCTTGATGAATCGGAACTGAAAACAGTTGGAGTCGTTGTTTGTTTAGATGATAAACAACGATTTTTGATCATTCGGAGATCTGATATTGATAAACGTGCCGGTCAGTGGACAATGCCAGGGGGTCATATTGATACTAAGGATGGCTCGATCGAGGCTGGTGCAGTTCGCGAACTCAAAGAAGAAGCCAATTTAACTTGCGATATCGCTGATTTAGTTTTTTTAGGTAAACCAAAGCCCAAGAAATACTATTTTTTAACCACCCAGTGGTCCGGAGAAGTCGACGTCGACAATGAAAACCCAGAAACCGGCGAGATTGAGCATGATGACTGGCGATGGGCCAGTATTGATGAGATAAAAGACATTACCAATAGTGAAATTCCGATCTATTTATTAGAGAAAGCTATAGAGATGTCAAAAAATGCTAAATGATGAACAAATTCTGCTAAAAGCAGTCAAATTACTAGAAAATATCGATATTTCGGATCCGAAAGTAGTAGATTTATATGAATTTAATGAAAAAGTGCTCCGAGAAATCACCGATAATGAAATGTTGGTGATTGAGGACGTATTAGATGACCTTGATCCAGCAGAACTGCCTCTAAATGACCTTTTTGGTGGTAAGATGCGTGCAATCATTCCTTTTCCAACCATTGATCCGGGTACAGAACTTGGAAAGTTTGCAAAATTCTTCAAATCTCAAGAGTATGATGTAGATTGGGATAAAGGCATGGTCTTTGCTGAGCGAAACACCGCCACAGCCGATGATTTGATGAATACTTTGATCGGTATGACCCAAGGACAACCCGAAAAGAAGAAAACTAAGAAGATTCAGATGAAAATTGGCAAATTATTCAAAAAAATAGCCGATTTAAGCAGAAAAAAGGACGAATTATACCAAAAAGTCTATGATCACTTGGCTGGTATTGGCGATTCAGGGTATAAACTCCCAACTGGTAAGCCAGTTACTCAACCACACCAAGTTACAGTAAAAATGCGTAACGCTGCGCTTGATGAGAAGGAAGCAGAGAATTTAGACAGAATTCTCGCTCAGATATATTTATACATCGTAAATCCGGGTGTTGTAGGACCTGCTGGCTATAATTTAACCGAATTAGCCACAAAATACTTCCAATATTGGAAAGATAACGCCGGATTCATCAAAAAAGAGATAAATAACCTCGATAATGACAAATTTTCCATTATTATCACTCGACATCCGATAGATGTGCTCAGAATGAGCGATTTTGACGAGATTACCTCTTGTCATTCTCCAGCTAGTCGTGCAAGTGCCTATCAATCGTACTATAAGTGCGCTGTAGCCGAGGCTCAAGGGCATGGGGCGGTTGCTTATGTGGTAATGACGGAAGACCTGCTCTCAGCCACTAATACGAGCAATATAGACAGTGCAGAGCAAGAAATCCAAGAGGGTGAGATATTTGCCGACGATAAACGCTCATTTAGCGGCGATATTGAGCCAGTTTCTAGAATTCGTGTCCGTCATGTCAGATATTACGAAGGTGATGAGCCTCCAGCGCGCTGGGATGATGGACAAGATGTTGGAATGCCTGAAAAACGTGTATATGGCGCAGATATTCCCGGTTTAGCTAACCAAGTTACTAATTGGGCGAGATCAAATCAAGAAGAAGTCATCGCAAATATGCCAAAACAAGATGGTATGATTGATCTCAGCAAATTTATGATATTTGGGGGTTCTTATGAGGATACTGCTAACAAAGAAGGTCGTTTAGCATTAATGCGCCAACTTGTTGGACCGGGTGTAGAAGTTGAAGGTTCAATGAAGCAGAACACCGAAACTGAAGAAAATTTAGACGCCGATTTGATCGGGGATCTTGCTACATCATATGAAAACCAATGTCAAGAAATTATTGATGAATGGAATCGAAGAGCGGCCGTTACAACAATTAACTTTCAAGTTGAGGATGATGGCGGCGAAGGTTTATATATCATAGGTTCTGCTAAAGTTGTGATTGAATGGGATAAAGATGATTGGAAGGTATTACCCACAAGTGCTTGGCCGTCTGTGCAACATTCTGCAGATGCGATTAATGATATATATGGTGATTTATTTAATGATGGCGCGTATATGGGGCGCCAAGGTGATACTATTTTTTGGACATGCCGTGTAAACCTTGAACACCCGGAATTAGGCGGACAATCTTATTATGTTATGCCAGAGGAGTTCAATGAAGCTTGTCAAAAAATTGACTCTATAATCGATGACCGGCATGACGCATGGAAAGAAATTTTGTCAACATACTTCAAGCGCGAAGGTCAAATGGTCGGTGGCGAATATATACAGCTAGCTATGGATATTGAGAACGGCGAGATAGATTCTTATGAGTGGGATGTGGAAACTGATGGGGAGTATGAGAACAGCTATGAATCATATGCCTCTTACAGCTTTGAGTACGACTCAGAAGAATGGAAAATGTCTCCGCAGATACTAGAGAGGCTTTTAGATTCTCGCGAGTTTAGGCTGCTTCTAAGAACGAATTTGTTAGCCAGCGCAAGACAGGAAGTTGGAACTGAATATTATTTAGATATTGCTCATTATACTGTCACTAGAAGTGGTGAAGAAAGAGTTGTGCAAATACAGTTTAAAGTCGACGCAGACGACAACGCCGAACGTGTAGAACTTTTTAAAGAATTGGTCACGGGCGAAATGGACGATGAGGATAATCTTACTGTTTACTTTAGAAAAACCCTTGCGCAAATTAAAGCGGATAACATGTCCGGGCGATGGACTCACGATATTAATGAACAACTTGTAGGAAATTGGAGAAGGTTTATATCATGAAATTATTAATGGAAAACTGGCGACAATATTTAACCGAAGATCAGCATAGAGAACAAATTTTAGCTTATCTAAAAGAAAATAATATTATTCTCACCGAAGAAGAATTAGAAGAAGCGATGCCAAAGTGGCTGAAGAAACTTGGGACTGGAGCGGCGCTGGCAGCCACTCTGGCCGGCGCAGGAGGCGTTGGACAGTCTGCTGAGGCTGGCATAGGAGATTGGTTCGGGGGAGGAGCAGAAAGTAGTCAGCAGCAAGAGGCTCCTTCAGAGGGACTTTCTGATGACGGTAAGTCTTTCACTGCTAAATTTGAAGTAGCAGGTGATATACAGTTGTCTATGCAAGCAGCAGATTCATACGCTCTAGAGGGAGCCGCTGATAACGGTTTGCAAGGAGCAGAGGTTACTTCCAGAATGCAGGCTGGTGGGTTTATTTATTCAACGGCGTCGGTAAACTAAAATGAAAACAATTATTAAATATCTTAGGAAGCTCCTGCTTAAAAATTGGAGACATTTTTATTCTTCGTGATTTTGCTCACTAAATACTTTAGGGGGTAAGTTAAAATGCTAAAATATATACTGTTTTTTGCTTTAGGATGTGAAGCATGTGGTCCAACGGTTTTAGAAGTTTCGGAAGATTCTGCTGTTTCAGTTGTTGAAGAAGAGCAAATTCCAGAACAATTCGGAATTATTAATACAATAGACTGTGATCAGAAAGCTATTGGTTCAAAAGTTTGTAATATGATCTTCTATGATCAGAACAAGGAAGTGTGGCAACTGTATGAACAAGAAGGCAAGGTAGTAATTCTTGATTTTTCAACCGTGTGGTGTGGGCCGTGTCAAAATGCAGGACATTATGTTCAGCCGCTGCAAGATGAGTACGCTGATAAAATTAATTTTGTAACAGTCTTGGTTGATGGAGTTAGTGGTGAACCACCGACCGAGGCGGAAATTGATCAATGGGTGTCCTCACACAATATAACAACTGCGCCAGTCTTGTATGCTGATAGAAGTGTCCTTGACCCAACCGGTGAAACTGGATATCTTGTGGGAGGTTTTCCAACATATGTGTTTATAGACAAAAATCTAAAAATCCATGTGGGTGCTGTTGGTTTCAATGAACAATATGTTCGTTCAGTGATTGATAGTTTATTATAAACAAAACTAAGTATTAATATATGACCATGAAGGAGGGTACCTTGTGGGTTTATATACAGGCTTGCTATTAGTATCTCAGCTGTTCAGCGGTTTTCAAACATGGCCACATAATCCGGATATATTAATATGTGATAGTTCCCGCGTTACTATATCAAGGGTTAATAAAGCCGTCGATTTTTGGCGGCCGCTTGGACACTCATTTGGTAATATTAGAAAGGCGCTGCCAGATAATATATTTTGTGCCAGAGGCGAGCCGCCATATGGGGTAATCATGATTGATATACCAAGCCAGGGTTTTAATTTTAACAGCCATTTAGGAACAACTAAAACATGGTGGAATACTACCACTGGGGAAATTATTAAATCAAAAATCGAGATCAAAACAGGCTGGGAATCTACTGAGAGAGTATTAGAACATGAGATAGGGCACGCACTAGGTTTTTCGGATAATTCTATCACTGGCCATATGATGCATCGGGCTTGGATCAAAGGCGGGCGCGGGGATAAGAATCTGCGTGCGCGACCCTAAACCTATTTATTATAATGTATAAATATCATGCAAAGCTTATCAGAGTTATAGACGGTGACACGATTGAAGCCTCAGTTGATCTTGGGTTTGGTTTACGGTACCAGATACTTATCCGCTTATATGGCATTAATGCGCCAGAAACACGCACCAGGGACCTTAAAGAAAAGAAAGCGGGTATTGCAGCCAAGGAGTATTTAATAGAGCTTATGAGGGATTCTAAAGACAATTTTATTTTAGAATCTCATGGTGTTGGAAAATATGGAAGATGTCTAGGAACAATATTAATTAATGACGTTAATGTTAATAAATTACTAATTAAAGAAGGTTTAGCAAAGGAATATAGATAATGCATTGGTTTAATGATTCAAAGTTAAAGTTACATATAGAATCTCAGAATGAAACATACTTTGAACATTTAATTGGCGCGACAAGCATCAGCTTCCTTTTGGGAGTATTGTCTATCCAGTGTTTAATACACTCAGTTTTTCCTTTTTTATTTACATCGGCCGTTTCAGATAATATTAAAGAAATCGAGCGCTTATGTAAGAGGAAACAATAAATGAAACTCCTACTTGAAAACTGGCGAAGGTTTTTAAACGAAGAAGAAACCATGGACATGGGTGGTAAGTCTTGGAGAGACGTCGAGAGCGATCAAAAAAAGAGAGCAAGACAGGGTGCTGAAGAAGCAGGATATCATTTTGACCGTAAGCTAGGTAAAGGTCAAATGGGCGAAGTTTATTTGGTCGAGAACAAAAAGACCGGCGAGCGAAATGCGATGAAGCATGTGGTAAAGGCTCTCTACGGCGGTCCGAAAAGTTCTAAGAGAGAAGCGCAAAACTACCGCTTTGCCATGGATAACAAAGCGTCAATGAATGAAAAATTTGCAAAATACCTCCCAGACGTGTATAATATAATAGAAACAACAAAAGATTATTTTATTTTTATGGAATTGTTAGAGGACATTCCCGATAGGATAAAAGCAGATATACTCAGACTAAACGACGAAGACTCTGATATCTCACGACACGAAAAGTACACTAGATTATTTAAAGACACTGAAGCAATTTATGAAGTTATCAATATGGCTCTCCATGGTAATCTTATGTTGATGCAGGGCGATCGCCAAGTATACCAAGATATTATACACAATGTACCAAACGCAGTAATGAAAAGAGTCACTGAAATGGTTGGATATAATTGGGAAGGGGCACCGTGGAGTACTCTTGCTGATTTAATTGTTGAAGAGTCTATGGAGTACTTAAAAAACGATCCTCTTTATTCTGACAGTCCTCAGTATCTTAAACGTGATTTAGAAGATGTGCTTCAAGATATTCTTGAAAAACAAATTGTGCCAATCCATGGTGGGCACGGAAGAGTCAGCGCCGCTGGCAAACACGGAGAGAAAGTTGAGAGAAACTTTCCTGAAGCTGAAGGCTTAATGCGTGCAATGAAGTATTTTCTCGATCAACAAAACTGGCAACCCAAAGATGTACACTCTGGTAATGTAATGGTGCGACCTAGTACAAAAGGTTTTGTAATTACTGATCTCGGTTTGTTTGACTTAAAGAGTATATAATGAAACATAGAAGACTTAAAAAAGAAAAAAAGAGGAGCGACAAATGAAACACCTATTTGAAAATTGGCGCCGTTATTTAGACGAAGAAGAGCAACCACAAAAATGCGTTACTGTTGGTTCTTTAATGGGCACCATAGATAAAATGCAAGACGCCGAAAAACGCGGGGAAGATGTTGACCGGTTAAAAGGATGGGGGGTTGATTTAGGTAAAAAATTAATTGGATGGATACCCGTTATTGGGGATATTATTTCTGCTGGATTAGATATACACGATGTACTTTTAAAAGTAAAGCATGAATTTGCTGACTCAGAGGTTCAATATGATCAAGTAGCAGATTATCCAATACTTGGGCATCTTAAAATTGACCCCGAGTTGATTAAGGTTCTCGAAGACGATATCCTTAGACAATTAGACGAAATGTACGAAGAACAAGTTCTCAGTAAAGTACGTGCAGAGACTTGTATAAGCGATATTATGACTATTAATGATTTTATTCGAATGGCGATTGCTAAAGAAACCGATAAACATGTTGTTATACGAGATGAAACTTCGTGAAGTTTCTATTTGAAAATTGGCGCAGTTTTGTTTTACTTGAGAATATTGAGACTGTCACACGGTTGTCAGTCTTTGATTTCGATGAAACAATTGCTTTTTCTGAGGGACATATTAATGCTATTGACAAACGAACTGGTCAAGAATTTAAAATTCGCACACAAAAGAAGTATGATCAATTGAAAGCCGATGGCAATTACGATTTTGATTTCTCGCCGCTTGATGAAGTACATAATGCAGTTGAAAATCCCAGTATTACATCAATTTTAAGAGATCGGTTGGCGGATCCCAATACACAAGTAATGGTTTTAACCGCCCGTGCACCGGTCTCTATCGATGATATTCATAGAGTTTTACAAACTTTTGATGAACCTATTGAAACGAAAGATATTATTATGGTTGGTAATGCCGGCGGAAATAAAGGCGAATACATAAGAGATATCATCCTTTCAAAATATGATAATATCAGAGAAATAGAGTTTTTTGATGACTCCGATAACAACATCTCTGATATGGCAGCAATAAAAAAGGAAACATCTAATACCAACCGCATCGAAAAGTTTGACATTTATAAAGTGAGCGAAGGAAATCCAAATTTAACTTAGTTTAAAACTATTTATTTTGGAGGATGCGCTTATGTCTGATAATGGAAACGGGTGGGAAACCTACTCAAAACTAGTTTTACAACAATTGGAAACCCTATCTGGTGGGATCGAAGGGTTGCGTAACGAACTTCAAGATGTAAAGGGCCAATTAACTGAACTAAAAGCCAAAGAGGATAGAGTCCAAGATCTGAAAGCCTGGAAAGAGAAAATGGATGATATTGCTTCACCACCACAGTTAAAAAATGCTCTTCAAGAAATTGAAGATTTGAAGACTTTCAAGACAAAAGCGGTGACTATTTTTGCCGTAATACAATTTGCAATGGCTTGTGCTCTCTTTATATCAAATTTTATGTAACAAGCTCGCTAGTTACTTTGATGGCAAAGAAACAAGACACTTCCGACTACTTTAAACGTTTAATGAATCAACTCTCTGGTGAAGAAATAGATAAAGAGTATGAGTTAATACCAGAATACTGTATTGTAGGAAGTGGTGGCTATATATGGTGCTTCGATCCAACAACAAAAATGATGGTTAGGGTTGCCAGAGGGACCAAAGCATATATATTAGCTGAAAAATATGATTACAAAGGAAGAAACCTAGTGTATACTACAGATGGGTTGACTATTTGTATTGACCCAGACGAACTTATATTAACAGAGTGTGATTAATGTTGTTTACATTTGGTAAAGGCTGGAAAACTATGCTTTTCCTCCTATCAACTTGGGCATTTTATGGGTTTTTTGGTTTCGAATATACTGTAGTGACCATATTGGCGCTATTATATGCTTCAAAATTTAAAAATACCGATAGAATAGTCTAATATATGATAAATAAGTCTATTTATTTGTCGAGATGAAAGAAAAAAAACCGTATGGCGAAATTTGTTCCGAGGATTTATCTGCCGGGGATATTGTCGAATGGCGACGGTGGGACTCGTTAGATGAAAGTTGGACTTCTCATTATGGTGTTGTTATTGAATCTAAAAATAAATTTATGTCTAACCGGCTAGTTTCTATCTCTACTGTACTACCAATCGATGGCAATGATGGAGAAATTGAATTATTTTCGCTAAGTTTGCGTTTGGTTTCGCGTGCATCGGAGCAAAATCAAGATAAATTGACAGAACAGTAACTATTTATATATTGATATGGGAATATACTATTATGCATGATATTTTAAAATCCTTGATCAAGCAATTTATGCCTTTTGCTCAAGATCAAATTGGTTTTGAAAATCCCCCCAGACTGTTTCTCCGACAAGACTCAAAAAACGCAACCAATCCGTTAGGAAAAACTGCTTTTTATGATCCAGAGCAAAGATCTGTCACTCTTTATATCTCTAATAGACACCCAAAAGATATTTTACGTTCTTTAGGACATGAGTTAGTACATCATAAACAAAACTGCGATGGCCAATTTGATGATGTAGGCGAAATGGGCGAAGGTTATGCTCAAACCAACCCTCACTTGCGGAAAATGGAGCAAGAAGCAAATATGAAAGGCAGTATGTGCCTTCGCGATTTTGAGGACACTTTAAAGCGCGAGAATACTATTTATTTTGAACATTTACAAAAAGGAGACATTATAATGTCAACAAAAGATTGGAAAAACGGAGAAATCAAGAGTCTCCTTTCAGAAGCATGGGGATTCAAAATGGATCTCAATAAGCTCAGTGAATCGGCCGAAGATGCCATCGAGGAAGAAGAAGAGATCGAAGAGCAGACTAAAACGGATAGGCCCGATCGGGTTGCTGGTCGTAACACTGCCGGCCGTAGATTGGATGAGGAAGGCGATGACTGCACGGATGAAGAGGGCGACGGCGAAGAACTTATGGAAGACGATGAAGTTGTCGAAGAAGACTTTCCCGGAAAACGCGATATGGACCAACACAAATCAGATCTTTCTGAAGCAAGGCTTAAAGAAATTATTGCGTATGCACTAAAAATAAAGGGTTAAACTACTATGGCTGGTGGCGCAAATACACACCTGACCCATCTTGAAGAATTGGTGCTCACTCAGGGTGAAGCCGGCTATTCAATGGCCCGGGCATTTCTTTTAGAATTATTAGAAACTTTAAAAGGCAATTCTGAATCACAGATTCAAACATCCGTCAAGTGGGATGGTGCACCCGCAATTTTTGCTGGTATTAATCCTGAGAATGGTCACTTTTTTGTAGGGACGAAATCGATTTTTAATAAAGTCCCTAAGATTAACTATACCGAAGAAGACGTCAAAAAAAACCATGGGCATGCTCCGGGGCTGGTTGATAAACTAACCAAAGCACTGAAATATTTACCCCAACTTGGTATTAAAAATATACTTCAAGGCGATTTCATGTTTGACGATGGAATGCTTGATATAGTACAGATTGATGGCGAACCTCACTATCGCTTTAAACCAAACACTATTGTATATGCTGTTCCGGTTAATTCTGATATTGGTAGAGAAATCGGCCAATCTAAGTTTGGGATTGTATTTCATACAACTTATGATAGCTTAGATAGCGGAGCGCGCTTTGGTGCAGATGTTTCTGGATTAAATCGTGCGCCGGGTGTCTGGTTTGACGACGCTTTCTTTACGGATGATACTGGTACAGTGACATTAACCGAGGAAGAGGAATCACAAGTTATTAGTTTAGTTAGTGAATCTGATTCATTAAACGACAAGATTAATTATGAAGAACTCCCACTAGCATTATTAAATATATACATTAATAGCGAAATCAAAGCCGGCCAATTTTTAGAAGATCCTCAAAACTCATTAGAGGGTTTTATTTTATGGTATTCAACCAGATTAGAAAAGCGGATTAATAGTCTTAAAAGCGATCGTGGCCGGGCCAAGGCCACCCAAAAAGGTGAAGAACAGATGCGTTCTTTCAAGGAGCGCAGTGAAGATCTTCTTAACTTGTTCAGGGTATCTAAATTATTATTTGAAGCAAAGAATATATTTATTCAAAAATATAATAATGCTGTTTATAAAACAAAACACTTTGTTGATAATGGTACCGGAGATTTGGTTGCTAGTAACCCAGAAGGTTATGTGGCTGTCGATCACGCAGGAAACGGAGTCAAGTTTGTAGATAGATTAGAATTTAGTCGTGCAAATTTTATGGTAGATAAATCAGCCAAGTTTACTAATGAATCAAAATCAACCATGTTAACAATTCAAATTTCCAAAGATAAAAGCATTACTAAAATATTATCAGAATGGTTAAAAGAAATAAAAACAACAGACCACAAGTTTCAAAAATTACCACGAATGGTTTACGCTGACATATTAGCAGGAGTACCTTTAATAGATATAGTCCCAGAAGAGAAAGCTGAAAAAGCTATCTATAATACGGTTATAGAACTATCTCTGGAAAGATTAAATTTAAACCCTTTTAATGAAGAAGAAACCGAAGATGAAGATCCAGTCGTTGATGCAGACTATTCAAAAACAGTTGCAGTCGTACCGGGTGCATTCAAGCCACCTCACAATGGGCATCTTGCTATGGTACGAGAATATGCTGCCATTGCAGATGAAGTGATTGTACTTATATCGCGACCAACTAAGAGCGGCCGCGCGCTGCCAAACGGTCGCGAAATTACAGCTGATGATTCTCTTAAGATATGGGAGCTTTTGACGGCTGGACTATCAAATGTAGAGGTTGGAATTTCCAACCATGCTTCCCCGTTAACAGCCGCGTATGAATACGTTGGACGCGACGGACCATTGGTGCCAGGCACTAAAGTAATATTGGGTGCCAGTACCAAGGGTAATGATGCAAGTCGTTGGCTTGGTGCTGAAAAATATATTAAAGATGGTGTTGAACTAATCGACCCACAGTCGAGTGCGGTAGAACCTACAGCGAGACCCAATGGAGAATCGTACAGTGCGACAGACTTCCGGGCCGCCCTAGGGGATATCGCAGCTAATATGGAGGTTATTGGAGACTTTATCGGTAGAGACAACGTTGAAAAGTTATTATCTATCTTAGATCTTAGTTTTCCAATGTCAGAAATGACTGGCGTGGGAGCAGTCGCTGGTGCGATCGCTAGCCCTGATGGTGGTCCATGGGTGAACGATAAGGAAATAGAAGACGGTAACGAAGATGAAAAACAAAAAAGTAAACTCGAAACAAGAGAAAATAACGATTTAGTCACCGTTGATGAGGTGATGAGACTAATTATGGAAAGGGGTATCATGAGATGAACCAAGAAGAAGAAACACTTAGATATAGTATACGCCAATTAGTAAGGCATGTCAAGCATAAAAAGCTGCAGAAGAATACTATTTTTGAGCAACAAATAATCAGGTTAGCGGAGCTTGAACTTAGATCTATGCTAAACGAAGCTGGTGGGCCTGATGTAGATCCAACTCCAAACAAATCAACAGGTATCAATGTTCTGGAAGAATTATTAAAAAAGATCGTACCTGTACTTAAGACCGATTATAAATCATTGACGACAAACGAAGAACAGCGCGCTTCATTCAGAGCGCATATTGTTAATGCAGTTGTTCAAACGTTGACACCGGCTATAGCAAATGATGCAGCTGGTGTCGATGACATCGATGCTGGTGCTATTGATGAAGAAATAGATATTGATATCGTCGACGAGCCGGGTGATGATAAATTTATTGATATCAGAACAGATTCCGAAAAGAAAGCAGAAGAAGAAGCGGATCAACCAGATGAAAAGGAAGAATTCGGGGATGGTGTAGATGGCGATGAAACTGGCCGGAATATGGCATACCAGTCATTTAAAAAAATAGAAACTGCGATATTAGATGCTTATGAATTGCTTTCGGATCCTGATGATCAAGAATTGTTTTATGATTACTTGATTGCCAATCTTAAACTTTACTTCAATAAATTTGAAGATGAGTTATCAACCTCAGTAGAGGAGCCGTCAAATCAAGCATATGATGATGCTGTAGACGATGTGGGCGGCGCTGTGTCTGGGGAAGAACCAGCAGATTTAGATATTCAATTGTAAAATAATTAATTTTTTACTTGACAAGCATTTTAAAATCGCTTATATTATATTTGTGGATGCGCTGTTAATCACATGTGTCTATCACAGTGTCTATCACTTAATTAATTAATCTTATGTCTAATAGTAACACAAAATCAACTTCTGTCAACCTCAGTGTCGTGCAGAAGTTCAAAGATGAAAATAAAATCAACGATGAGACTCTTGTGGTGATTAATACACTTACGATTGAAGACTTATTGGCAATAAAGCTAGAACTTTCAGCAAATAATATCAACAATAGACTTTATGGGCTTGACATTTGGAAGAAATCAGATTATATTATTAAAGATGCCATGCTGAAATTTGCTGTCTCGACTACTAAGTCTAAAAAGGATGCAGCAAGATTCTTGGGTGTAACATATTCAGAATTTAGTAATCTGTATAAGAGATATCAACTGGAGGATTTCTTTAATAATGTGGAAAGTATATAAATGGAATGGTCATTATATTATGGGTGACTTAATTAGTAAACATTCCTCAGAAGCGGCCGCCTTAAAAGCAGCCAAGAAATCAATTAAATTTTCTAGAACAGAAAAAGAAAAGAAAGGTAAAGAAACATTTATCTGGCTTGATGGCCCCACCGGCGATCCGCTGGGTGTGATTGTCAAAAAATCTAAATAATTAAGGGGGCGAAATGGTCTCGACAGGGTAAGAAAGAAAAAGAGTGCAAGTAGTCTAACGTACCAGCAGACTTTAAAGGCAGATACAAAATATAATTGCTAATAACAATAACTATTTCGAACAGCGCTTAGCCGCTTAATAGGGAGGCGGATCAGAGCCTTCTTTCCAATCTGGTCAAAACAACAGATAAGTTGCAAAAATCAAAACAATCTAATGCAACAGGACGGTAAGCGCTAGATTATAACCGTCTAACTTTTCAGTTTGTGATAAAAACTGAATAAACTTGTGAATGACTTCTATTGGACTTATTTTGGACGCGGGTTCGATTCCCGCCGCCTCCACCATTTAAAAATAAGTAATGTGTATATATCATGGGCAATGAAGCAGAAATTATAGTAAAAGGAATTGTGAGAGTGATCACCGTTCTTAGTATTTCGATAATATTCGGATCCTGGGTTGACGGGTGTAAAGTTAGTCCAGACATTATTATTGAGTGTCAAGAGGCTTGTGATAATATAACAACCACAATGGAATCGGTTACATCGCGTGAATGCAAATGCACTAACAATAAAGAAGAAGAATCACCATGGCTATTGAATTAAAAGAACTAGATTTTTCAAAAAAGGAAGATTTTGATTTATTCTCTATCCAAATTAAAAGACTAACAAAAGAAAATATTGAAGATGACGAAATATTGTTTGTTGCGAAAACGATGTTGGATATGTCTGGTGTTTGGATCAGTGATTCTAATGGCACATCAAACGACTTGCTTCTTAAAAGACTAACCGGCCGTTTAGAGATTCTGGTTGATAATCATCTTTATTGCTGTATAATAGCCAAACACAATAATGTGCCTATTGGCACAATGCAAGCAGCTTATGATAATATTTTAAAATATGTCTTTGTTAATGACGGTTTCATTCAACTCAATTATCGGCGCCAGAAAATAAGCAAATTAATGTTTGATGAAATTATTAAATATTCTTATACGTGCGGAGCCAAAAAGATAAGGTGGGAAGCACATTCAAAAGAGGCTCTCCAATGGTCGGAATCCGACTCAATGGGTCATGGTAAGGCAATAGGCACTGTTTTAGAGATTAAATATCCCTTTGGGCAGATACCTGCAGCCGACCCGCCGGCGGAATAATCACAACTGTGGAAGATAAACTAATCAATTTCTGTTAGTCTAATATATTTACCAGATTTTTCATCAAAGATTAGATTTTGCTTAACAATAGAGTCCACAGCCATCTCTCGAAAGATTCCAGTTTTTTTATGAGTCTCACTCATTTCTCGCATTCTAGCCTTCCGATATTCTATTCTGTTTTTGGCAAGTTGGTTGAAGCGATCGTTTCTTCTTTCTTGTTCTTTCTGAAAAATATAAAAATTATATCCAAAATAGGCTATAACGGCCAAAGAGACGCCCAATACAAACATTAGATATTCCATAGGGCACCCTCCAATATAAAATACATTCAAAATATATAGTATTTTTAAGACTTTGTTTCATAAATGTGCTATATTATTATAGGGGTGTTTATATAACTGGGACTTTTTAAAATGAAAATAAGCGTGGCCTTTTATAAAGGAAAAGGCGATTGGAAAAATAAAATTATAAGATGGTGGACAAAGAGTCCCTATAGTCATGCTGAACTGGTATTGCCTGATAAAAAAACCTGGATTTCAATAAGTCCTCTGCTTACTTCAAAAGTACAATCTAGATTTAAACCCAACTATTGTGAAGAAAAATGGGATTTTGTTGAAATCGATATAACACAACAACAATTAAATGTCATAACCGAGTTTTACAATTTTACTAAAGGGTGTGGATATGACTGGATCGGCATGCTTTCTTCACAATTCTTACCTTATACAATAAAAAGAAAAGGAAAGTGGTATTGCAGTGAATGGATTGCATATGCGTTAAGAATAAGTTGTGTGGTTGATTGGAGACTAATTAAAATTTATGACAGAGCCGACTTATCACCGGCTGTTCTTTATAATATTATTAGAGATTCCGAAAGTGAAGTACAGAATAGATGATTGGGTAATTTATAAACCTTTTCCAAATGATCAAAGTAAATTTTTATCTGAAATCGAAAAAAGGTCATTAATTTTATGGGTCTTTCCAAAAGAGGACTTTTATGACTACGAAATCATCATCGATGGCACCGGAAAAATAAAAAAAGTTCGTGAACATCAACTTTTTCCAATCCCAGACCCTACCTACTAATAGGGATGGCACACAAATTATTAAAAGCGGCGTTTTTAATGATCGTTGCAACAGTAACTGGTTGCACGGGTGGAATCGACTATGTAGTCCATACAGATGGTACTGGCGAAACGGTTTATATCACCGAGACAGTAGTTGAAGAAATAGAAATTCCCATTTATATTGAAGTAGAAGTACCCGGAGACACTGAATATGGTGAAATCTGGGTAGATTCTTTTGATCAACCTTTGAGTGTTGATGGTGTGGATATCCTCTGGATTATTGATACATCAGGTTCAATGAATCGTTATGACCCCGAATTGATGGCTGGTATCGAGGCTATGCTGGAAGCTCTTCCAGAGTCCGGATGGCGATTAGCTATGATGAGTAATGATCCAGCACAAGCTTCTATAGAAGCCCAGTTTCCTCTTGTGCCCGGTGATGATATCGCTGACGCAATGGATATGTATGCTGCTATGGGCCGCGGCCATCGAGAAGAGGGGTTCGACGCTGCATACGAATATATTGTGAATAATCCCTATGGCGCCACATGGCTAAGACCTGACGCTGCGCTGTTAGTGGTGTTTGTTTCAGATGAAGAAGAACAAAGTGATGATCACTTTCCAGATATTGCTGATTTTAAATCATGGTATGCCTCATTACGCGGCGGCTCTGCTTTTTTAGCTAGCATTAATAATGTGGCTGCAACAGATTCTATTTGTGATATAACCCCCAGTTCGATTGATATCGGTGATAGATATATGGAAGCAACCAATCATTTTGGTGGGGTTGTCGTAGATATCTGCGCCGAAGATTGGGCACCCGGGGTACAAGATGCCTCCAGTCGATTAGAACCATATGAACAAATCGAACTTACATATGTAGTAAGTGATGAGGCTACAGTTAGGGTGTTTATAAATGGTGCTTTGAATTGGGACTGGCACTATCAGGCTTCTGATAATACTGTATACTTTGATGTGATTCCTTCCGGCAACGACCATGTGGAGATTGCTTATCATTATGATCCGGACGATCCATATGGTACCGCCTCCGAAACAGATACTGGTGATACTGGATTTTAAATTCTTGACATTCTCTATTGATGTGTTATAATAAAGATTGTCTTATCAAGGAGTACACATGACGATACATAAAGATATGTTTAAAAATAAAGCAGGAGATACCCCCACAGTAATGGTGTCTGGGGGTTTTGATCCGGTCCATGCTGGTCACATTAGAATGATTAGGCATGCCGCACAGTATGGAGACGTAGTTATAATAGCCAATTCTGATGATTGGCTTTTCCGAAAAAAGGGTTTCGTATTCATGGAATACGAGCGCCGAATCGAAATTTTAAATGCAATCAAAGGGGTTATCTTGGTTGATTCGGTAGATGATGCAGATGGTACTGTTTGTGAAGCTATCAGAAGATTGCAGCCCACATACTTTGCCAATGGAGGCGACCGCGGAAAGACAAATACACCCGAACAAGCGGTATGTGAAGAATTGGGAGTAAAATTATTATGGGGCATCGGCGGCGAAGAAAAATTGGATAGTTCTTCTAATCTAGCAAAAAAAGTAAGGGATTTTGATCTTCCACCTCTTCGAAGGTCTTCAAAGATTTCGGATAAGTGATACTTGACGACTTTGTAGAAAGTAGTTATAGTATGGACACGAATATGAAAGCATTAAAGTTAGATGCCTCTTATAGACCTATTGAGGTTATTGATGCTATAGAAGCGCTTGTTATGTGTATAGTGGGGAAAGCAATCTCTGTCGAAAATTATGATAAAAGCATATCCTCCGCATACTTAACTTTTAAGGTCCCAGCAGTTATAGTACTAAAAACAATGGTAAAGTTTAGAATCAGCGGAGTAGCCTGCAATAGAACAAATGTTATTATTAGAGACAAAAACAGATGTCAATATTGTACTAAAACCTTCCCAACAGAACAACTGACCGTCGACCACATAATACCGAAAAGTCGCGGTGGTAAAAATACATGGACTAATTTAGTGGCATCATGCAAAAAATGTAACCAAAAAAAAGGTTGTAAGACACCATCTGAGGCGTGTATGTTTTTGTTAAACCAGCCAAAAAAACCAAAATCTAGTGTATTAAGAGTTTTGACAAAAAACCAAATAAGTGAATTGTGGACCGACTATTTGTGGGAATAAAATATGATTTGTTATTTGTCAGAAGTGGGTCATAATAATTTTTATTACGCAACCAAAACAAAAGCTTTTATAGAACGAGGCGCCGTTTTAGAACACATACCGTGGGTCTCCGGAACTGACCATAATAAACTTCAAGCTGTTAAAGTTAAAAAAAGATTCATAATTCCATTGACACTTGATACCAATTATGTTAATAATATAATGAACAGTGATGAATATATCATTGTGTGGATTAATAAATAAATAAAGGAGATTAAATGTCCATCACACAAAAAATTAAAAACCTCAACCTTACCGATGACGCTTTGGTTACTCTTACATATAGAGAGGGCGCCGACGTGTTTGTCCATAATGAAACAGAAGTAGAAACAGCGCTTTCTGATACTGATGTAGTAAGCTCATTTGCTAATCTTATTGCAACCCCAGGTCTCAGAGTTTCAAGCCGCTGGTCTGGTGAAATTTTGGAATCTTTGCGAAGCGACGGCCATCTTGATGATTATGAACGAGGAAGCTTTGCTTTTGAAGATTATCTTACTGAGTATTTGACTGAAAATTTCTATGATCAAGAATTCATTGAATATTCAACAGAAAAGTATGACCACAAACGAGGGTTCTGCACTTTGTCAACAGAGGTACAAGTTACAGTGAAGGATATGATCACAGTATCTCCATTCTTGTCGGGTTGGACAGCCTCGGTAAGCACAGAAAATGGCACCTTGACATTTGATACATAGCGCTACTTGCTCGCTTTATAAGCAAGCGTGGCCGCCGATCGTTACGTAGGCGGAGGTTTTCCGGTTCCTTAGTTCATGACAAAAAACCGGCCCTTGGGGGGTGGCGAAATTGGCAGACGCACCCGACTGTTTCTCGGGCGGTGAATCCGTGAAAACGCACCTTGGAGGTTCGAATCCTTCCCCTCCAGCCTATCTATTACATGGAAGTGGGTGAATTATTATTTCAAGCTTTATTGTCTATGTTGTGTGGTGCTTTGGCTTATTTTTGGTTTTTAAAAGTCTTTATAATTCCAGCCGGCACCGGAGTGTTCAATATATCCGATAATTTAAACATAGATATATCAGTAGAACAAACACCTTTAATACCTTATAGGGAAGAATGAATCCAAAATTTATCATATTCACCGGACCCATGTTCGGTTCAAAAACCACAAGATTGTTTGCTGCTCTTGATAGATATAAATATCAAAAACGGAACATAGTAGCTTTTAAACCCAAAATAGACGATAGGTATTCTACTGATTTTATAACAACACACTCAGGCGCCTCCATGCCAGCCAGAATAGTCAAACACGGCGCCGACGTGATGCATTATATGAGGCATCATGATGAATATGACGTGATAGCAGTAGATGAGGCTTTTATGTTAAAGGGAATTTCTTGGGTACTTATTGACTTATTTAAAAGAGGGAAAACTATTGTTGTTTCTTCTCTAGACTTATCCGCGTCTGGAAAAGATTTCGAAGAAATCACGGCTATGTTTCCATGGGCAACACATATAGAGAAATGCCCGGCAGTTTGTACTGTTTGCGGTCAAGATGCCTACTATACCCATAGAAAGGTAAAAGATTTAGAAGAAATTGCGGTGGGTGGTGCCGAGCTTTATGAACCTAGGTGTTGGTCTCATATAGATTTTTTAGAATCACCACTTTAAGCGAGATGACCGAGAGGCTTAAGGTACCGGTCTTGAAAACCGGCGTAGTGAAAGCTACCGTGGGTTCGAATCCCACTCTCGCTGCCAGTTTAAATAAATAAATGCGATACAAATGTACAAAGTTAATGATATAGTATTAGTTAAGTCTGCAGCCGCCCCAGCCATACCTTCAGTTCATGTAAAACTATTAAAGAAGATAGTGGTTAAGCCAGACAAATATACCAAAGGATATATTGGCTGGGAAGCTAAATTAATATATGAAAAAGAAGTAAATATGCTCAGAAAAAAGTGGTCAATACCCTTCAAATACCCCGATGATGTTGAAACATTTGTTTATGAAAAAGATATTATAAAAAAAGCAAGAAGAAAGAAGAACCATCGAAAACGAACAGGTTAAGATGTTATCATTTAAGAAACCGTACTATTTAAACATAGACAAAGCAAGTAGGAATACATGGCTAAAAAAAATTACGTTATCGATACTAGCGTCTGCTTAACTGACGCTGATGTTTTATTCAAATTTGATAACAATGACATCTTCATACCATTGAAAGTATTAGAAGAAATAGATAATCATAAAAAAAGACAAGATTCTGTCGGTGCGAACGCTCGCAAATTTATTAGAACAATGGATGAGCTTCGCCAAAAAGGATCCCTGGAGAAAGGAATAAGGATCGATAAAGGTCAAGGAATATTAAAAGTAGTATCTTTTACAGACCTTAAAGAAGTAATATTCCCGGCAGATTTGGATATTAGATTACCAGATCATGTTATAATGGCCACAGCAAAAACCATTCAAGCTCAAAGCAATCGAAAAACCATAGTTATAAGCCGCGATATTAATATGCGAGTTGTGTGTGATTCTATTGGTCTATTGTCAGAAGATTACACATCTGAAAAAGCAGTAATATCTTCTGATGACTTATACAATGGTTTTGTGGTAATTCCGTTTGATGATGAAGTCATCGATCGATATTATGCCGGCGAAGATATAATCATCGATGATGAAGCAGACGAAATTTTATACCCAAATCAATATATTATGATGATATCCAATGCTAATGAGAAGAAATCAGCCTTAGCACGCTTCAGAAGCCCCCACGAGCCGCTTAAAAATATTGTGCATAAGAACCTTCCAGATTGGAAGATAGACGCCAGAAACAAAGAACAAGCGTTTGCTATAGATATGCTTATGAACCCAGAGATAAAAGTAATTTCATTAGTTGGCCGCGCCGGATCCGGTAAAACGCTTTTGGCTATTGCTGCTGGGTTGCAACAAACGATTGGCCTGAGATCAGAAAACAATCACTATTCGCGATTAATAGTGTCTCGTCCTATACAACCTCTTGGAAAGGATATTGGTTTTTTGCCAGGAACAATGGAAGAGAAAATGTTGCCATGGCTTATGCCTATCCAAGATAACCTTAAATTTTTAATGGGTGATCGTACTAATCTTGAGATGTATATAGAAAAAGGCAAAATCGAAATCGAAGCATTAACTTATATTCGTGGTCGATCTATTTCTAATGCATTTATAGTAATCGACGAGGCTCAAAACTTGACAAAACACGAAATTAAGACTATAATAACTCGTATAGGTGAAGGAACAAAGATTATCTTGACCGGCGATGTAGAACAGATTGATAATGTATATGTTAATGAAACTTCAAATGGCTTGGCACACGCGGTTGAAAAATTTAAAGACTTTCATATTTCTGGCCATATGACTTTCCGAAAAGGTGAACGTTCGGAAGTCGCCACAATCGCATCAAAAGTTTTATAATAAACAAGAGCTTATTTTTAAGCTACAACAACAAAGGAGCACTCAATGAGTGAAGAAAAAGTAATATCTGAATTAGAAATTCACGAAAACCCGATGTTGGCACTTGGTGTCGAACCGGGAAGTGAATCGAAGCTAAAGAATTATTTAGTAGAATATGTCGGAACAAAATTAGAGAATGAAGACGTTACAGTTAACATGATATCAGAAGTGTTGGCTGCCGAATTTCCGGAATTTGTGTTTGCATTTGCAGAAGAGAATTTCCTTAGAGGATATCAATTAGGATTAGACGATGCTGAGAACTTATTTAGAAAACAAACAAAAACAATTGAACAATAAACAAATCGATTTTTATACACCCCGTGGTACTCATGTTTATTTTAAAGATAAGATGGAAAATGGTGCCGTAAATGTTGAAGAAGTAGTAGGTTCGGTTGAAAATATATTGCCGCGCCATCTTATGTCTGAAATCGAGATGATTGTTGTGGGTTGGTTTCCAGAATTTGAAGAGAGGCAGATTAACGCCTTTTATCAAGATGCGATACTGCACATATCAAATAAACAAGATGATCACGAAGATATGGTCGATGACATAATACATGAAATAGCACATTCGTTAGAAGAGACATATGGGTATGAAATATATGGTGATCACAAGGTCAAAAACGAATTTTTGAGTAAACGCATGCGACTACACGATGAATTATGGAGTATAGATTATAAAGCACCTAAAGCTTTTTTCTCCGAGATCGAATACAATAAAGAATTTGACAATTTTTTATTAAATACGGTTGGTTATGATAAATTGAATGTTATTTGTAGCGGTCTGTTTATTAATGCATATGCTCCAACATCTTTAAGAGAATATTTTGCAACAGGTTTTGTCGATTTTTATATGAATTCGGATGACCACACATCATTGAAGATGGTTAGTCCAGAAATATATGAAAAACTTTTATTATTAAATCAAGAAAATGTTGACAACTTGTACTGAGTAGGTTATAATAAGATTGAAATATAAATCTTGGAGGGCCAAGTGCCACATATATCTTACTCAGAACTTAAGGATTGGAAATTTTGTCCTTTCTACCACAAACTAACGCGCGTAGATAAGATAGACGGATTCACCGGCAACGAATATACTGCTTTTGGTTCTGCTATGCACTCTGTGTGTGAGAAAAAGTTACTTCAAGAAGAAGTAGATGAGGAATTCTTTGTTCAAGAGCTTAAAAAGAACATTGCTGAACTTGATGAAGATCACGAAGTAAATAAAAAACTTGTTGTTGATATGATGGGTCAAGGAAAAAACATTATCCCCGAGATTGAAGAAGCGCTTGATGATTATTTTGAAGAGTATGAAGTATTGGCTGTAGAAATGCCATTGATGGAAGAGATCGACGGCCACGATGGTTATAATTTTAAAGGATACATTGACGCAGTAGTTGCAACCCCGGATGGAAAAATTCATATTTTTGACTGGAAGACTTGTTCGTGGGGCTGGGATGCCAAAAAACGTTCTGACAAAATAGTAACCTATCAACTTACCTTATATAAAAAGTATTTTTGCCAGAAGATGGATGCCGATCCAAATGATGTGGAAACTCATTTTGCATTACTAAAACGTACAGCGAAAAAAAATCGTGTTGAATTCTTTAGAGTTACGAGCGGAAATAAAAAAACTGAAAATGCTCTTAAACTTTTGAACACAGCGTTGTATAATATTAAAAACCAACGATATATCAAAAACCGTTTGTCTTGTACGGGCGGCTTCGGATGTAAATTTTACAGGACTGAACATTGTCCATGAGGAAATAAATGAAGAAAAAGAAAATTTTAGTATTATCTGATCACCCGCTTTCGCCTTCGGGGGTTGGAACACAAACAAAATATATGATAGAAGCCCTGTTAAAGACGGGCAGATACAAGTTTGTTTGTTTAGCCGGCGCAATGAAACACCAAGACTATACTCCAAAACAAATAGAACCATATGGTGAAGATTTTGTTATATTTCCTGTTGATGGTTATGGAACACATGAGATTGTTCGTTCTATCATGCAAAAAGAGCGCCCAGACGTACTTTGGTTCATGACCGATCCAAGGTTTTATGGTTGGTTGTGGGAAATTGAGAATGAGATTCGCGCCAACATACCAATGGTATACTATCATGTTTGGGATAATTTCCCAACACCCTTATATAATAGGAGGTATTATCGCTCAACAGATGAAGTGGTATGTATTTCGAAAGTTACTCACGAAATATTAAAAGAGTGCGCACCCGGCGTGTCCTCTCATTATCTACCACACGCTGTACATACAGAACATTTTAAGAAACACAAATCACCGGAAATGGTGCAAAAAATTAAAACCATCCGCGAACAAATTATGGCCCATAGCGAAGGCCGCGCCGTAAATGCGAATAAGAAGATATTCTTCTGGAACAATCGAAACGCGCGCCGAAAACAATCAGGTACTCTTGTCTGGTGGTTTAAAGAATGGTTAGATAAAGTTGGGCACGATAAAGCATGTTTATTAATGCACACAGATGCTAGAGACCCTCACGGACAGGATTTGCCACACCTTATTGAGCATCTTGGGATCACTGAGGGTCAAATCATGTTGTCAACCACAAAAGTATCACCTGAAGAATTGGGCCTTTATTATAATGCGGTAGATTATACAATCAACATATCGGATGCCGAAGGTTTTGGCTTAGCGACATTAGAATCACTATCTTGTGGCACTCCAATTATCGTTAATATGACCGGCGGCCTACAAGAACAAGTTACAAATGGAAAAGAATGGTTTGGATGGGGAATAAAGCCTTCCTCCAAGGCGATTATCGGTTCATTAGAAGTACCTTACATTTATGAAGACAGAATCTCACAAGAAGATTTTGAAGCAGCTTTAAATAAGGCACTTAAGACCAACAAACAGAAGTATAAAAAAATGTCTATTCAAGGTAGGGAACACGTAAAAAATAATTATAATTTTGAAGATTATGAAAAACAGTGGGTCACTTTGATGGACGAAGTTATTGAAAAACATGGCTCTTGGGATACTCGTACAGGATACCAGCGCTGGCATTTATTGGAGATTGCATCATGAAAACAAAGATACTATTGGTTGGACCGGTCCTTACCAGATCCGGTTACGGAGAGCAAGCTAGATTTGCATTAAGATCTCTAAGAACCTGTGAAGATATATATGATATTTATATACATCCACTACAGTGGGGAAATACGTCTTGGGTCGCCGAATATGATGAAGAAAAAACATATATTGATGACCTAATTGAAAAAACTATTTTATACGGACAACAAGGCAACGCACGCTTTGATATTTCACTACAGGTCACTATTCCAAATGAATGGAAGAAGCATGCCCCGATTAACATTGGATATACTGCTGGTATTGAAACTACTAGGGTTGCTCATGAGTGGCTAACTGCCGCAAATCAGATGGATAAAGTGATAGTTGTATCACAACATTCCAAAGATGTGTTTAAGGTGTCAAATTATACCGGCATGGACGAACAAAATAATGAAGTAAGTAAGTTAGTAATTGAAACTCCGATCGATGTAGTGAATTATCCTGCAAAAAAATACACGGACCTTGAAGGTGTAGAGCTTGCTGTTGAAACAGAGTTTAACTTTCTATCAGTTGCGCAGTTCGGCCCCCGAAAGAATTTGATTAATATGGTTCGATGGTTTGTGGAAGAGTTTCATGACGATGCTGGAGTTGGCTTTATAATAAAAACCAATAGAGCTAAAAACTGTCTTATGGATAGAGAAGTCTGTGAAGGAGAATTCAAAGCCATGGTCGCTGATTATCCTGATAGAAAGTGTAAAATATATTTACTGCATGGAGATATGACTGATCGAGAAATACATTCACTCTATATTAATAACAAAGTTTCGGCCTTTGTGGGAATTCCCCATGGCGAAGGCTTCGGTTTACCACTATTCGAAGCCGCCTATTCCGGTCTTCCTGTTGTGGCCACCGGGTGGTCTGGTCAATTAGACTTTTTGGTAGATAAAGACGGTGATGAGCATTTTTATAATGTTGGATATGATATAGCCCAAGTACCGGATGAGGTAGTATGGGATGGAGTATTGATTAAGGAATCCGCATGGGCCTATGCTCGCGAAGGATCCTACAAAGAAAAGCTTCGAGAATGCTTTACGGACATTAATAACAATGAAGGCCACGCCAGCGCCGCATGCGAATACGCCGAGACATTACAAGAAACTTTCAACGAACAAAAAATATATAAACAGTTTGTCGATTCTGTTAATCAATTTCAAGAAAATAATGAATGGGTAAAGACCCTATCTCAAATAGAGATTGTATGATATGAAGATTGCATTTTTGCAAGATTTCTTTGATAATGAATTAATTGGTGGCGCAGAACAAAACGATGCTGTTCTTTTAGAACATATGTCAGTTCTGGGCCATCATGTGGTACCAGTACACACTTATATGATAGCACCTGTGATTGAATGTTATGATTTTTTTATTGTAAGTAATTTCACAAGATTACCACAAGATGTTAAACAATATTTAATTCAAAAGAAGAATTATATAATCTACGAACATGATCACAAATATGTTAAGACTCGTAATCCGGCCGCATACGAAGACTTTAAAGCACCCCCAAGCCATATTATCAATAGAGATTTTTATGCAAATGCAAAAAAAGTTTTTGTATTAAGTAAGATCTGTAAAGAAGTTATCGAAAAAAACTTGAATATTGATAATGTAGTTAATATTGGGTGTTCATTGTGGAGCAAGAAAAAGCTTGATATTTTACGGCGCACGAATTCAGTAGAGAAAACTCATGAGTATGGGATATTAAAGAGCAATAACGAGATTAAAGGCACAAAAGAAGCACTTAACTATTGTAAAAATTTGAAATTGGATTTAAATGATGTATTAGCAATAGCTTCGACCGATTATGAAGTCTTTATTAAAACCCTAGCATCCTGCGAGAAGTTCATATTTCTCCCACAAGTATTAGAAACTTATTCCAGAGTCTGCGCAGAAGCAAAAATGGTAAATTGTAAAATTATCACTACTCCTAAAATGTTAGGATTTTTCAGTGAAGATTATTCAGAACTCTCTGGCATACCTTTAGTGGACAAAATAGAGTGTCAGATCACTTCGGCCTTGGGTATGTTTGAGAAAGTTATATGTTAGTGATTACCGGCGCCGCTGGCTTTATTGGGTGGAATTTATACCAGTCTTTAAAGCACTTGCGTGATGTCATATTGGTTGATTATGGGGAACAATTCACGGATCTATCTCCAACCCACGAAGTCATGGACCCACTCGAATTCTTGGAAAAAATGAACACAGCTTCATTTGCTTCTAATATTGAAATAGTGTTCCACCAAGGCGCCTGCTCTGATACATTATGTAAGGATCCTCATCATATGATGCAGCAGAACTTTGATTATAGTCATGAATTGTTTAATAGATGTTTACAATACGGCGTCAAATTAATATATGCTTCATCTGCGTCGGTTTACGGCGATGGTGTGGCCTCCGAGAGTTCACCGATGACACCTAAAAACTTATATGCAAATTCAAAGCGGATATTTGATGATTATGTAACAACATTTTTAAGTAACACAAAAGTAGAATACCCACAAATAGTAGGTTTGAGATATTTTAATGTTTATGGTCCCGGCGAAGAAAGAAAAGGAAGAATGGCGTCAGTAGCCTGCCAATTTAAGAAGCAAATCGATGAATCTAATAAAATAAACATATTTGCCGGCAGCGAAAACTTTATGAGGGATTTTATCTTCATTGATGACGTCGTTGAAATTAACAAGCATTTTGCTAACAATCCTAAAATAAGCGGAATATTTAACTGCGGAACTGGGGTAGCATCCCCATTTACAGCAATTCCTGAAACAATGAAGCCTCATTATAATTTCGAAACAATAGAAATTTCAATGCCTGAGAACATAATAACCAGTTATCAAAAATTCACTAAAGCTGATACAAACAAACTGACTTCTGTTGGCGGATACAAAAGGCCATTTCATAGCTTAAGTGCAGGAATGGAAAAATACATAAAATATTGGAAAGGCCACCAATGAAGGGCTTTACTAACGGATGTTATGATATACTGCATGTTGGTCATTTAAAACTATTGCAATATCTTAAAAGCAGATGTGAATACGTGGTCGTCGGCATCGATTCTGATAAGAGGGTTAAAGAATTAAAAGGTTCAGAGAGACCCATCAATAACGAAAAAGATAGAAAATATATGCTTGAAAGCTTGACATTTGTTGATAAAGTTGTTATATTTAATTGTGAGAATGATTTAATTAAACTGGTTCTTGAAGAGTCACCCGATTTAATGGTGGTTGGTAGCGATTATAAAAATCGCCACGTTGTTGGCTCTCAACACGCCAGAAACTTAGAATTTTTTGAGAAACTCGATGGATACTCAACAACAAGAATATTACAACATAGATCTGATTGGTGATAGCTGCGAAGATGTATACCACTACGGTACATGTCATCGCCTAAGTCCGGAAGCACCGGTGCCAATATTGAAAGAGAGCAACTCCTTTTCAATGAAGGGGATGTCATGGAACGTTCGTCTTAACTTGGAATCGTTTGGTCTGTTTGTGGTCCACTATACAAATGAAGAAAAGATTAGAAAGCACCGATTTATTGATAAAAGATATAATCAACATCTTTTACGTTGGGATGAAGGGGAAGAAAAAAAGCTGAAACCATTCAATCTTAATTTGATTAGCGCGAACAAAGTACCCAATGCGGTTGTAATCAGTGATTATAATAAAGGATTTTTACCATCCGAGATGTGTAAGAGAATAGTAAGCCATTATAGAAGTATAGATCCGGCGATACCCATATTTGTAGATACAAAGAAGACCGATTTAAGCTGTTTTGAAGGCTGTTATATAAAAATAAATGAAAAAGAATATTCAAATATCGAAAGCCGCCCTCGCGGCTCAAAGTTTATTGTTACTTTGGGCGAGCGCGGTGCCAAATACCAAGACTCAATATACCCCACTGAAACAGTTGAGGTATTTGACGTTTGCGGCGCCGGCGATGTGTTTTTATCAAGTTTAGTATATGGATTTTTGAAACACGAAGATATGAGAAAAGCTATAAGAATAGCGAATAAATTAGCAAGTATTTCAGTGTCACACATGGGCACATATGTATTAACACCAGAGGATATAAAATGGATAGAAGAATAATTTACACGGATACAAAAAACAAGCAACACGACATATTGTTTTATGACTTGTTGGAATCCGGCCACAATATGGATAAACATATAATTAATGGTTCATTGTTCCGCCGCCCCGATCATCATTTTGGGATGTTAGTTGGTCTCTTGAAGCCTGATTCTATAGTATATGATGTCGGATCTTATATTGGAACCTTTTCTATTCCAATGGCCATCGAGGGCATGCAATTGCATGCATTTGAAGGATTTCCCGATAATTACTCTCGCTGCAAGAAAAACACTGAGCCATATAATATAACAAATCATTTGTGTGCAGTCAGCGATAAAGAATATTCAGTTGAATCTAAATTCAACAGCTGTATGGATGATGGATATGAGAAAAAAGATCATATACATTATTTTCGTCTTGATGATTTTATGGCCAACAACAAACTGCCAACACCAGATTTAGTAAAAGTAGATATAGAGGGAATGGAGACAATAGCTCTCCATGGAATGACCAACCTTATAGAAAATATAAGACCGATTTGGCAAATGGGATACCACTATAAATTTTATTCCACCTTGGAAGGATACCCAGGTTGGGTTGATATTGAAGACGGCGGATATGATTTCCAAAACTTTCACAAACTTGATTATTTAATATATGATGAACACGGCCGACTTAATGATCCCAGCATTCTTAACAAGCGCGGCGGCGAGTTCATTTTTATACCCAAAGAAAGAATCAAACGATGATTTATGTATTTGACATTGATGGTACCATTTGCACCAAAACAGATGGTAACTACACCAAGGCTAAGCCACTACAAGACAGAATAGCAATAGTGAACAAACTATATGAAAAAGGAAATACAATAATATTTCAGACAGCAAGAGGCATGGGCCGCAGCGACAACAATTCAGGTTATGCCAACAGGGTATTCTATGAAATGACGAGAAAACAGTTACTTGATTGGGGCGTCAGGTTTCATGATTTGTTTTTAGGAAAGCCA